GTCGCAGCCGGAGCGGGGGCAGGCGCTGCAGCCTTCGGCGGCTCGCCAGCGATCTCGGGCTTCTTGGCAGTGTCCTGTTCGAAGACGGTGAACTCGACCGCGCGGCGCGCGGATTCGCTCTTGCCCTGCTTCTGGGCCAGCGCGTACTCGTCCTCGGTCAGGTAGCGCACCGGGGCCCAGAACAGCTTCGGCGAGGAGCTATCCAGGTCGAAGCTCAGCTTCGTCACCACGGTGTCGATGTTGACCGGGATCTGGGCCAGCTGCGTCACGTACTCGCGCAGCGGCACGTTGGAGCCCTCACCCTTGCCGAAGATCGACGCGGCCGGCACCTGCAGCTTGAGCACGTTGCCGCCGATGTCGTTGGCCAGCACCACAGCCAGCGCTTGGCTGAAACGGCAGGCGCGCGAGTCGCCCTGGCCAGAGCCCTTGGCGTTCTGCGGGCAGTCGGCGCAGCGCTCGGCCTGCTTGTGCTTGCTGCGCTTGTCGGGCACTTCGCCGTCGCTGGAGGTGCAGTCCGGAGCCGCCGGCTCAGCACCGTCGTCATACGCCTTCAGGTAGAACGTGCGCGTCACCTTGGGTGCGGCGGACACCACGACGACATCCAGCGTGCGATCGGGGATCTTCGCGTACTCCTTGCCGTTGGACAGCAGGCGGAACACGTTGCCCTTGATCGACAGGCGGAAGCCCGACGAGTTGCCCATCAGCGCCTTGGTGGCGTCCGAGAGCTCGGTGGTGCGCAGGTGAGCGGGCAGCTGCGCGGGGTTGAAAGTGGTGAGTTGCGTCATGGTCACTTGGTGGAAGGCTTGCGGACGGAAACGGTGATCTCAGTCTCGGACTGGAGGCCGGGCGGGTACTTGTCGGGGTTCTCCTCGAGGTACTTCGCCATGTTGCTCTGGGCGATGCGCTTCTCCATCAGGTCGAACGCGTCGTTCTCCTTGACGAAGTTCTTGAACTCCGCCCAGTCGGACGGGAAGTAGCGCACCTTCTCGGTCAGCACCACCGTGCCGCCAGCGGTGTTGACGCTGCGCACGTTGAGCTGCTGCAGAAGATCCTTCATGGCGCCTGCCACTTCGGCTTGCTGCGCCTTGAGGCCTTCGACTTCTTCGTCGTAGGCCTTCGTGACTTCGGCGATCCGCGTGCGGATCTTGATGTAGACCTCCGCCAGCTTGTCCAGCGGCGGCGTGTCGGTGGCGATGGTCATCCAGTGGCTCCTTGGTGATGTAATGTGAAGCAGTATACACAGCCCGGATCGCTATGCAACCCCTTCCTGCGAAATTTCTTCGTACAACTGAACGAAGAGGTCGTGGTCGGCGACGCGAGACTCCAGCTGCTTGAACATGCGCCGCTCGATGTCGCTGCCTTGGATGTGCACGACCGTGACTTGGTCGGATGTCTGTCCGATGCGGTCTGTACGTGCAATGCACTGCTTGTAAGTCTCCACCGACATGACCGGGCCCCAGAATACAACCGTGTCTGCGGCTGTAAGCGTCACGCCGTGCGCGGCCGCCTGATCCTGGATCACGAGCACGCGTGGCTCGCTCTTGGTCTGGAATGCGTGGAAGACCTCGTTGCGCTTGGTCGGGGTGATGCCTCCGTGGATGACGTCGCATTGCACGCCGAGAGACACGAGGTGCGTGTAGATGGTGTCGATGCTGTGCCGGTAGTGCGCGAAGACGATGACCTTGCGCTCGGTCTCGTCGAGCACCTCCATCAGCACCTGCAAGCGCGGCATGCAGTCGAACTCGACCACTTCGCCCGCATCGGTGTATGCAGCGCCGGCGGAGATCTGTAGCAGCTTGTTGACCACCGCAGCTGCGTTGACGGCAGAGATCGTCTCGCCTGCGACCTTGGACAGCATCTGCGTCTTGATGATCTTGTAGTACTTGGCCTGCTGGGGCGTGAGCGCCACCTCGCGTGTCATGGTGAGAACGGGCGGGAGATCGAGGCACTCTTTCTTCGTGAAGCGGATCGCTGGCTGCAGCGCCTTGTGCACGCGGTCGCGCGCATCTGGCTTGGGGATCCACTTGAAGCGGGTGAGCTGGCGCATCACTTCGTCCTTCCAGGCGGTCTGGAAGCGCGGCACGCCGGACGGGTTGACCAGCTTGGCCAGCCCGAACGCGTCGAGAGGCGACTGCGCGGCGGGTGTGCCCGTCATCATCCACAGCTTGGTGTCTGGAGTGAGCAGGCTGTTGAGAACCTTCCAGCGCTTGGTCTGGGGGTTCTTGTAGGCGCTGCATTCATCGGCAATCACGAGGTCGATGTCCCCGCGCTTCTTCAGCTCGGCCACCACCATAGGCAGCCCGTCGTAGTTGACGATGGTGAAGTCGTAGCCGTGCTGGACCATGCGGATGCGGCGCTCCGACTCCGTGTGGTGGCATACGACTGCTGTGCGGTGGATAGCGCTCGAGGCGATGTCCTTGTGCCACGCCGACTGCATGATCGACAGCGGGCACAAGATGAGCACCTTGCGTACTCGGCCGAGCTTCATGAGGTAGTCCGCGGCCCAGATGGCGGACATGGTCTTGCCGGTCCCCGGCTCGTTGAACACGAACGCTCGATCGTGCAGAGTCAGGAAGTGCGCCGTCTCGCGCTGATGGGAGAACGGCTTGTGGCGCCCAGGCCAGTCATAGCGGCCCAGGATGGGGGAGGGGGCGTTCTTCACGCCCAGGTTGCGCAGGACTCTGATGGCGTCGAGCTCCCAGTGCACCGCGACCTCGTAGACGCCGTCAGGCGTCATTCCGAGGCAGGCGCTGTTGGGGATGCACTCATACCGCTGCGGGTTGCGCGTCCGCAGGATGAGCGCTTTGTTCTCGACGATTTCCAAGTCTGTCTCTGTGTTGGGGACCTAATGCCCGCGGAGCGTGGGTCTGAAGCGCTCCGCGGGGTTCGGTGCCGGTTCTTCAGCGTAGGAGATCGCCTTCGCCGGCTACACGTTGAGGGTCATCACTCCCCGGGGCGGCACGTGCACACCGTTACCCCCTTCGCGGGCCATCACCCCCGCTTGAGCTTCTTGTAGTTCCGCGCTCGGTTCTTGCTCGGGTCCTCGAGCTTGTAGCCGTCGCTGTTGTCGCCGCCCTTGACGAAGGGCACGTTGTGCGAGACGTCCTTGCCCGTACGATCGACACCCTTGGCATCCAGCGCGCGGCGGGCGCGCTGGCGCTCCATGCGCTTGGCGTGTTCGCCGCGCTTGACCTGGAGCTTGTACTCATGCTTCAGGTCGCGATCCTTGGGGTCCTTGTAGGGCATGGCAGCCTCAGAAGAAAGGGTGCTTCGGGAGCGCCGACGCGCTGAAAACATACCCCACAGGGGCCGCCGGCGTTGCGGAAGTGTAGTACGTTTGAGTCGGGACGTAGGAGCGCTGCGCATACTCCTGGAAAGCTTGGAGGATCAGCAATCGCGCCGTCTCTGCGGCCTTCACGTAGATGGCCGTCTGCACCGCTGGGTGAGACATCAGTGCGTGCACGATCTTGTCTCCGTTCGGGAACATCGGCAGGCTCTGAACAGGCGTTGTGCCAAGCATCTCAAGGAGCGCTTCGGCAATGCGGTCCTGGATCTGGGCCTTTCGGCGGTGGTGGATAAGATTGAGGGGCCACACGTCAATTGCCCCAAAATTCACAGTTCGACACAGGGCAGTGCTTCTTGCACAGCCCGGAGCGTTTCGGGTTCCACACGCCCGACTCCAGCGCCCCATCGATGGCTGAGAGGCGCTCTCTGTACTGCTGCCACAGCTTGGCAGCGTCTTCCCGGCGCGTGGTATGCCGGTGGAACGTGTTGGCCCCCACGTACAGCAGCCCGCTGCTGACGACGTCGAGCCACTCGTAGTGCTGGAACAGCAACAATGCGCAGATGTCCAGCTGATCGGTGTCGATGTACTTGTCCTTGCCCGTCTTGTAGTCGACCACGTATGCGTGGCGACGCTCAGGCTGCAGCACCACGAGGTCGACCTTGCCACGCAGGTAGCCGTCCGTATCCCACCACCCTGTCGGGTGCAGCTTCGGCGTGACGCACAGCTCCTGTTCGGGCAGCTTGGCGCCGGCCTTGGCAATCAGCGTGTCGAGCAGCGGCTTGATGAACTCGAACTCGGGCTGCAACGGCGTGCCGTTCTTGACGTACAGCTCGGCAGCCTTGTGCAGCCGGTTTCCGTAGCGCTGCTCTTCTGTTTCCACGAATGGGTGCAGCTTGAGAATGCGCACCTCGTGATACTGGCGCGGGCACGTCTCGAA